ACTAGTGAACGGCAGCACGATTGAGCTGAAGGGCACCGAAAACGCAATGGCCCTACGCGGCCGCAGCTTGGCTGGCGTGGTGCTGGACGAAGCCGCGTTCATGTCCAGCGAAGTCTGGTTCGAGGTCATCCGCCCCGCCCTCGCGGACAAACAAGGCTGGGCGTTATTCATCTCCACCCCGGATGGCACCGCTAGCTGGTTCTACGAACTCTGGCAATACGCCGATAGCGGCGACGAGAACTGGAGCCGCTGGCAATTCACCACGATTGAAGGCGATAACGTCCCCCCGGAAGAGATTGAAGCCGCAAGAGGCCAACTCGACGCCCGCACCTTCCGCCAAGAATTCGAGGCCAGCTTCGAGAATCTCAGCGGTCTCGTCGCAGTCTCCTTTGGCGACGAAAACATCTCAGACAAAGCAGTCGATATTCCAGCACTGCCGCTATTGGTAGGGGTGGACTTTAACAACGATCCGATGTCCGGAATCGTCGCTGTCCGCCACGACAACAACCTCTACGTCATCGACGAGATCATCCTGACCGGCGGCGCCACAACCTGGGATTTCTGTGACGAACTCATCCGTCGCTATGGCGTGGAACGCCGAATCATTACTTGCCCCGACCCCACCGGAGCGGCTCGCAAGACAAGCGGCGTCGGCTACACCGACCACAACATCCTCAGAAAGTCCGGCTTCACTGTCTCAAGTCCCCGTTCCCCTTGGAAAATCCGCGACAAAATTACCTGCGTAAACACTGCACTACTAGATGCAGCTGGAAATCGCCGCACCTATATTCACCCCAAGTGCAAGGAACTGATCAAAAGTTTACGTACGCTTACGTATACGCCGAATACGGGCTTACCCAATAAAAACCTAGGAGTAGACCACGCTTTTGATGCTTTTGGTTATATGTGTTTGCAGGTCTTTAACCTGGCCAAGCCAGAAACCCTCGGACAAACTAGCTATCGAATTTACTGATTATTTCGTACACAGCATCCCTAGCCAGCTCTGCCGTAGCAAAGGTTTTCGTTGAATAGAGTTTTTTGTCTCTACGCACCTGTCCTATCCAGCCAGCTTTTCTCCTGTACACATGCTTGTACGGCGATCTCCTACGTTTGTGACCCTTCTGATTAGCAGTATTTGCGCCCCTAGGCAAGAGCCTCAAATTATGCCAGCGGTTATCTAAACCGTTACCATTTATGTGATCCACCATCAAATTACCGGGATCTTCACCCGTCATATACATCCAGATCAGTCTGTGCGCTAAGTAGGTCGTGCCTTGAAATTGACCTGCATAATACCTCTTTGTGCTGTTAGAACCCTTACCCATCGTCGTCTGTGTTCCGTATCTGGTGCCGGGCCGTACACGCGACTGCGGATCCGGAAGCATCCAAATCAGTTCCCCTGTTTCTGGGGTATAAAACAGCTTTTCCTGCAGAACGCACTGGGGCGGAAGCTCTTTAGGCATGACTTCGACAGACTCCATGTAGAGCCTAGCACGCTAGACTGACACAAAGCCCGCGTACCATGACCAAAAAACCAACAAAGGCCCAGAAAAAGGTCGAAAAGGTCATGTCCGAATACTCCACTGGCACACTTAAATCCAGCTCGGGCAAAAAAGTAACAAATCGGAAGCAAGCAATCGCCATTGCGTTATCCGAAGCGGGCAAGTCCCGCAAAACACCGACCAAAAAAGGAGGCAAAAAGTAATGGCCGCCAAGAAAAAGGGCTTATACGCCAACATCAACGCAAAACGCAAGCGTATTGAAGCCGGATCAGGCGAAAAAATGCGCAAACCTGGCAGCAAAGGCGCCCCAACTGCTGCAGACTTCAAGAAAGCAGCCGAGACTGCGAAAAAACCGCGTAAATAACCATGGCCGCCAAAGCACTAACCGCCAAGGATTACTTCACCAACGTCGTTGAGTACACAGGCAGCAACCTGACTGTTCTCGATGACTGGATGGAAGTCCCCGCCCAATCCGCCAGCTACACATTTGCCGCCACAGTCACTGGCACCGCCAACTTCCAGCTCGCCTTGGAGTGCAGCTTCAACGGCAACGGCAACTGGTTCACGATTGACAACAGCAAGACGATCAACTCTGCCGGCCAATACGTCTACTTCTATGACGGCAAACCCGCCGCCAAGATCCGTATGCGGATCGCATCTATTAGCTCAGGTTCACCCACAGTTGTCCCACACATTGCGGTCGCTTATCACGGCTAATGGCAATCCAAACAGTAAACGGAGGCTGTGTTCACATCGAAATTGATGCTGAAGACGGCCTCACGCACGCCACATTTGTATTTAAGACCCCACAAAACCCCGAAATCATCGGCGGTTTTGTCACTATGTTGACCCAAGGCATCGAAGTACTGGTGCCGATCACCGACCCCGACGACGAGGAGGACGACGATGATTGAATATCGCGGCGAAAAATTTGAGGGCTACAATAAACCAAAACGCACCCCAAAACACCCTACTAAGTCACACGTAGTCCTCGCAAAAGACGGCGACCAAGTAAAACTAATCCGCTTCGGCCAACAAGGCGTCTCCGGCTCACCCAAATCAGCTGGAGAGAGTGAGGCCGAACGCAAACGCCGCGAGGCGTTCAAAGCTAGGCACGCAGCTAACATCAAGAAAGGAAAAATGTCGGCCGCTTGGTGGGCGGCAAAAGTCAAGTGGTAAATCGAATTAAGTGGTATAATACGGATGCCCCATACGCGCTTACCTGTGGCCCAGTGGAATTATGTTGCTGTTGAGTGCGTTTGTGGCAAGCACGGCTCTATTCGCATTGACCAGTACAACCGTAAAGACGGGTCATGGGTATGCCGTAGCTGTGCTTACACAGGCAGACAAAACAAAAGTAAAGGTACAGGCGTAAAGAATGACGAAGCTCTCAAATACACGAGAAACAGCTACTACAAAGCTAAAAATAGGTGTAAAACAAACCACAAAGGTGCTTATGCACATGTGGAGTTTCGCTTTGAGTCGTTTGAGCAGTGGCTACGGGAACTAGGGTTACGCCCCAAAGGTATGACTGTCGACCGTATAGACCCTCTCGGTCACTACGAGCCCGGAAATGTTCGTTGGGCTAGCATTGAGCAACAGGCTCGTAACAGGAATCCTCGGTACACGTGGACTCCTAAACCCATCCGCACTGAAGGCTCGGACACGCTGAAATGACCTACGCAGTCCCCGGCCGTTATCCGACCAACATTGTCTCCACCACCTACGCGGGTGGCGCCGACAGCCCGTTCACACGCACTGCAAGCGTGCTGAGCATGATGAAGGGCTGGGAGATCATGAAAGCAGTCAGCCGAGGCACGGAATATCTCCGCGAAAACAGCGAAGCCTTCCTCCCACTGGAACCCCGCGAGGACTACACGGCCTACCTGAGCCGCGTCAACCGGGCCGTGTTTTCGCCATATACACAGCGGTTGATTCGGGCTGCAGCAGGTCTGATTCTGCGCAAACCGATTGCCTTAGAAGGTGATCCGTACTGGCGCGAAGTATTTGCGCGTGATGTGGACGGCCAAGGCTCGGATCTAGACGAATTTGCCCGCCGCCTGCTGATTTGCAGCCTGACTTACGGCCACTGCAACATGCTGGTGGATTTCCCGGCACCAACCGAGATCCGCAGCTTGGCCGAAGAGCGTGCCATGGGTCGCCGCCCCTACTGGGTCGAGGTGGACCCGCAAGACGTCTACGGCTGGCGCCTCGACCGCGAAGCCGCCTACGGCACCCTCACCCAAGTGCGCATCCACGAGCAAGCGGTGGTGCCCGAGGGACAATTCGGCGAAAAGGTCTATGACCAGATCCGCGTCATCTATCCAGGCCGCTACGAGGTCTACCGCCAACGCCAAGAACAAAAACCACTGGGACCCGGCTTCCGCGAACCCCTCAACAACAGCACCGACTACGAACTAATCGAATCCGGCACTTACAGCCTCAGCCAAATCCCGTTTGTCACCACCTATAGCAACAAGGTCGACAACCTCGTCAGCCGCCCACCGCTGATCGACATTGCCTACCTCAACCTGGCCCACTTCCAACGCCAAGCCGACCTCATCCACAGCCTCCATATCGCCTCCCAGCCGATGCTGGTCCTAGAGGGCTGGGACGACCAGACCAAGGACATGGCGGTGAGCGTGAACTACGCCATGGCCACAGCGCCCGGCAACAAGGTCTATTACGTGGAGCCTGCGGCTAGCGCATTTGAAGCCCAGAGCAACGAAATCCGCGAACTACAGCAACAAATGGCCACGCTCGGCATTAGCACGCTGAGCCAGCAGAAATTTGTCGCCGAGTCTGCCGACGCCCGCCGCCTGGATCGCGTCGACACCAACTCAATGCTGGCTGCCGTCAGCCTCGACCTGGAGCAATCCCTGCAAAAGGCGTTCGACTTTGCCGCTGAATATCTGGGTATTGAGCCCCCCGAGGTAAGCATCAGCCGCGACTTCGACATTGACCGCCTGATCGGCCAAGACGTCACCGCCATCACGGCCCTCTTCGACAAGGGCGTGATCACGCTGGAGGAAGTCCGCGCCATCTTGACCCAAGGCGAAATCCTCCCCTCGATGGAGCTAGGCGCTCTCCCCACCGAAGAGCCCGGCGAACTGGAATCCCAAGACGACGAATCCGAGGACGAGGAATCCCCCGGCGAGCAGGAAGACGAGTCTTCCCTGACCACAGACCGGATGGAACAACTGATGCAAGCCCTGCTGGGGCAGTGATCTGATGGCTAACGCAGCCGACTACCTCACGCTGGCGCAGGTAGCGACACTGTTGCGTCTGGCCAAACGCCTTGAGGCGATTGAAAAGCAGGGGCCACCAGCCCCCGGCGAACGAGGCCCCGCTGGCGCTGACGGTCTGCAAGGTCCACAAGGCCCGCAAGGCGAACCAGGACCACGCGGCCCTGCTGGAGCAACAGGCCCCCAAGGTGAAACCGGCCCCCGTGGCGAGCGCGGCGAAAAAGGAGATCGCGGTGAGGTTGGCCCAAAAGGCGAACGCGGCGAAATCGGCCCCGCCGGCCCTAACGGCCCCAAGGGCGACAAAGGCGACCCTGGAACACCCGGCCCGCAAGGCCCCGCCGGCATCAACGGTCTTAATGGCCCAACAGGCCAAAGCGCCTACGAAATTGCGGTCGAAAACGGCTTTGAGGGCACGGAATCCGAATGGCTGGAAAGCCTTGTCGGCCCCGCTGGTAAGAAGGGTAAGGACGGCGAAGACGGCATCAACGGCCGCCCCGGCATCGGCATCGCAAGCGGCGGCCTAACCGGCCAAGCCCTAATCAAAACCACCGACACCAGCTACGACACCGGCTGGGCCAACGTCTTGACCTCCACCACAACCGGCATCCCTGGAGCTACCAGCATCACAAACATCGTGAAGATCAGCCAAGTCGACTACGACGCCCTGCCCACCAAGAACGCCACCACCCTTTACGTAATCGTGTAGTGGCCTTCCGCATCGGCGACACCGAAGTCCAAGGCTTCTACCTTGGCACGACCGCCATCACCGAGATCTTCCTCGACACCACCGAGGTATTACCACAACCTGCCGGCAACTCCTTACTGCTCGAAAGCGGCAGTTACCTACTAACAGAGTCCGCCGCCTACATCGCCCTGGAACGCTTGCCGCTGATGCTTACGGAAAACGCAGAGCAATTCTTGACGGAGACAGGGGAGTTTATTGCCCTGGAAGCGGCTTAAAACCGTTCTACTCCTATACTACAAAAGTCAAACGGCGTAATTACGATGGCCGAATCGTTGGACTACGTGCTGCAACCGGACGGCAGCTACAAGTGGCAAATGGTGGAACTCCGTGCCGAGGAGCTGTACAAGGTTGCAGAACCGGAGCCCGAAGTAACGGTCCGCAAGTACACCCGTAAGACCAAAGAAACCGAGACTGAAATTTGAGCATGGAAGAGCAAGTCATCGAGACGCCCGTGGCGCCTCAAGACCAGTCCGTGACTGGTGCCGACACCGCTCCCGCATTTGCAGCTCCCGCACCTGCCACTGCCGAGTACGAGGCCCAAATTGCTGCCTTAAAGCAGCAAGCGATTGACGCCGAGGAACGTTTCCAAGGCATCAAATCAAAACTCGACGAGGTTTACAAACGCCAAGACGACCAGCGCCGCAAAACGCTGGAAGACCAAGGCCAATGGAAAGACCTCTGGGAGGAAGCCAACCGCACGGGCCAAGAAAAGGACCTTGAAATCGCGGACCTCAAGCGCCAGCTGGAGGACCTGCGCCACTCCAACGAAAACGCCGCCATCCGCACCAAAGCAATGGCTGCCATCAGCCAGGCTGGCGCAATTAACGCAGAGCAGATGCTGCAACTGTTGCAGAACAACATCCGCAAAAACGAATCCGGCAACGTCGTCATCCTTAACGGTGGCGTGGAGCAGGATCTAACCGGCTACTTGTCCAACTTGAAGAATCCGGGCTCTGGCTTCGAGC